TATGAAGGTAAGCGTATCGTCGAACAGCGCCTATCAATCGACAACAACTTCAAACCGACGAAATGGATGGCTAAAAACGTGTGGTGCAGAGGCATCATAGATATAGGTGTAGTTGGTGCAGAGAAAGCGTACCTACTAGATTGGAAAACAGGGAAGCGTAAACCTAGTTCAGACCAGTTGATGTTGTTCGCTGCGCTGGCGTTCATCCACTACCCATGGATAAAGAAGGCGGTATGTGGGTTTGTCTGGCTAAAGACGTATCAATTTGATAAAGAGGTTTATACAAAAGAACAAATACAGGATATATGGGGGGAGTTCTTGCCAAGAGTTGATAGACTAGAGATAGCATTCAACGAAGATAAGTGGCAAGCGAAGCCATCGGGGTTATGTAAAAACTGGTGTCCTGTCGGTAATAAATTATGTGACTTCTGTGGAGTATAGTTATGGGCATGACACCAGAAGGTAAAGTAAAGAAGAAAGTTAAAGAATATCTAGCAACTACTGGCGCATGGTATTACATGCCAGTATCAAATGGTATGGGACGAGTAGGCTGCCCGGACATACTTGTATGCTACCAAGGTCATTTTTTGGCTTTTGAAGTTAAACCACCGGGCAAGATAAAGAATACAACAGCAAATCAAGATAGAGAAATCGCAGGTATTAACAAAGCGAATGGTATTGCTATTGTAGTTGATAATGTTGAACAAGTTAAGGAGGTTATAAATGCCAAAGACATCAGCTAAGTCGTTGAAAACCAAAGCGACGTACAACAAGAAAAAAAGCGTTCAAGATAAAAGAGTGCTTCAAAACAAAGCACGACGCCACGCACTAAAGAAAGGTACCGTTAAGAAAGGCGACGGTAAAGATGTACACCACGTAAAGATGCTAGCCAAGGGCGGTAGTGGAAAGGATTCAAACACAAAAGTGGTTAGTAGGAAAACAAATAGAGGGTGGAGAAAGAAAAACCCGAAGGTATACAAGAAAGGGAGAGCATAAATGGGAGCGAATGATAGGCAGGTCAGCGGTAGTCATTACCAGACTGAGATACAGCCTTGGGATTTCATAATAGCGAATGGGCTTAACTTCCTCGAGGGCAACATCGTTAAATATGTAATTCGACACAAGAAAAAAGGTGGGCTTAATGATTTATACAAGGCTCAACACTACATAGATAAACTAATCGAGGTAAATGAAAATGCTGGTATGGAAAGAAAAGAAAGCGTTACTACTGAAACTTAGAGAGCCTGAGCGGGTTCTAAACATTGTACCAACAGCAAAGAGAGTAACGTCGCATGGTGTAGAGTACGTAGCTGTACCACATCGTCTCGACGAAACAAGAATTTTGCGTGGCTTAGGTCATGACGCACCGTCGCCTATTAGGTACCATTACAGTTGGCCGGGTAGATTCGCACCGTTCTCAGCACAAAAAGATGCAGCGGCATTTCTTACGACTCATAGTAGAGCGTTCAACCTAAGTGAACTAGGAACTGGTAAATCATTAGCATCGTTATGGGCGTACGACTTCTTGAAACAAAAGGGCAAAGTAGGTAAAACACTAATCATAGCCCCACTATCCACATTGGAAAGGACTTGGGCAGATGAAGTATTCAATCATTTTCCTCATCTAACGTGTGCTGTGCTACATGGTACTAGAGAGAAAAGACTGAAATTGCTACAACAAGACGTAGATATATACATAATCAACCATGACGGAGTATCCATCATAGAGAAAGCACTGCGCCTAAGACCGGACATAGACTTGGTTATGGTAGATGAAATAGCCCAATGCGCACGCAATGCCAGTACCGATAGATGGAAAACCCTTAACACAGTAATAAACAAACACAAAGTAAAGCGTTCCTGTTGGGGTATGACTGGAACACCTACACCTAATGCACCAACTGATGCTTGGGCACAATGTAAACTGCTAGTGCCAGATAAAGTGCCACCGTACTTTAATAGATTTAAGATGCAAGTAATGAGGCAAGTAAGTCAGTTCACTTGGATTCCTAAGCCCGAAGCGACGGACGTCGTAAAAGAAATTATGCAGCCGTCGGTAAGGTTCACCAGGGATGAGTGCATAGACTTGCCACCTGTTATGTATGAAACGCGGCTCGTTGATTTAACCAAGGAACAGGCTAAAGCCTACAAAGAGATGATGGTTAGGTTGCAGACTCAAGCAGAAGATGGGGCTATCACGGCAGTCAACGAAGCAGTCAAGATGGGTAAGTTGATACAGATCGCATGCGGCGTAGTGTACGCCGACGACGGTTCAGAGTTCACCATCCCGTCTAATCCTCGTATCCAAGAAACAAAAGACATTATTCACTCAGCGGAAGGTAAGGTTATAGTATTCGTTCCTTATGTATCGTCAGTCAATATGGTAGCAGAAGAACTGAGGAACCACTTCACAGTTGAAGTTATTCATGGACGAGTGAAGAAATCCGAGCGCGACCGTATATTCGGTGAGTTCCAAAAGGGGAAGCGTTTAAAAGTTATCGTCGCTCAGCCAGGTGCGATGTCACACGGCTTGACATTGACGGCGGCAAGTACCATCATTTGGTACTCATGTGTTACATCTAATGAAATATTTGAACAAGCCAACGGTAGAATCAGTAGACCGGGGCAAAAAATGAATAATTTTATCATCATGCTTGAAGGCACAAAAGTCGAAAAAAGAGTATATACAAGGCTCAAAAACAAGCAAAAAATGCAGGGTGCATTACTCGCTGAAATAAAAGCGCAAAGAAGTAAAGTAATGGCTTGACACCCAATATAAACTAGTGTAATATTGTACTCTTCTGAACTTATACGAGGGGACTTGTACTTATATGAAATTACTTAGACCGGATGAAGTTTCGGAAAAATTAGGCATCAGTAAGGGGGCGTTACCTGCTCTACGGAGACGTGATAATAGCTTCCCTCTACCCATCAGGGTATCCCAAAAAGTGTTACGTTGGGACGAGGCCGACATCAACGAATGGTTATCTAATAAAAAGGAGAGCATAGATGGCGAAAGCAAATGATATGGACGATGCCACATTAGTGAAATTGTTCATCGCATTACGTGACCGGAGGGCAAGACGCAAAGCGGACTACCAACTGGATGACGTAGGTGATAAAGAGAAGCAGGAAAAGATAGAAGTTGAGTTCCTTAAACGTTTCAATAAACGTGGGATAGACAACGTATCTGCTAGAGGTATAGGGACTGCATACAGGTCGGTGCGAGCATCGGCAAAAGTTGCTGACTGGGATAGTTTACTTGAGTTTATTAAAAAAGAGAGCGCTTGGGAAATGTTAGAGCGTCGTGTAAGTAAAGTAGCCGTAGAGCAATTTAAAGCCGAAACCGACGACCTGCCCCCCGGTGTAGATTGGGGTGAAACGCAGGTTATTAATTTTAGACGTAAATAGAGAGGTACTATATATGAGCGACATGGTTCAAATAAAAGCAGGAGGGCTACCTGCTCACCTGAAAGGCAAAACTAAAACCACTAATTTATTCGCTGCAGCAGTAGCGGTAGGTGGTTTTCCGGTAATTTCAATTAAGGGTAAGGTATTCCATATCCAACGTGGCGACGAACGACAACTTGTCACCAAGGTAGGTACCGACGACGAACCGGCGGCGTCACTAGAGGTAGTTATACTATCTGTAAACCCTAATAAATCAAAAGTCTACTACGACAGTGGTTTTGTAGAAGGCAGTGTTGCTAAGCCAACATGTTATTCAAACAATGGCACGGCACCGGCGACAGATGCTGAAGAACCGCAATCTAAAAAATGTAATGTTTGCCCTCACAACCAGTGGGGTTCACGCATAACAGACAGTGGGGCTAAAGGTAAACTGTGTGGAGATTCTATGCGCTTATGCGTATCAGCGGCAGGGATGCTTAACGACCCTATGTTGCTTAGAGTCCCTGCGGCAACACTTAAAACACTAGGTTTATATGGTTCTCAACTTTCCAAGCGTGGTGTAGAGCCTCAGTATGTTGTTACTAAAGTTGGTTTCGATTACAACGTGGCACATCCTGCGCTAACATTCAAAGCCGTTCGCTTTGTTGAGGAAGAGGAGTTGGCTCTAATTGAGGAAACACTTGTAGATGAAGGTGACTTAATAGACCAAATCACTGGTGTGACTGAGAAACCTAGCCTTAGTGTAGAACCAGTGGGGGAAGCCACACCAAAACCCACACCTACAAAAGCAAAAGCAAAAAAACCTAAACCTGCTAAAAAGGAAGTTAAAGAAGTCAAAGATGATGAAGTCGATGAGGCTTTAGACAACTTAGACTTCGACGACTAAACGTTAGACCCGGGGTACGCCCCGGTTTTTCTATGAGAGAGGTGGTTATGTCAGAGGCTCAAGACCATGAGGTAATAAACCTCTCTCACCAACTTAGGCAGGGACAGGATGGGGACTCAACAATTTTTAGATTTAATTC